GCTGGTCACGCCCTGCGGTTATCCTCACAGATACTCCGCATCGGCTTGGCTGGTGTGGTTCACGCTGTTGTGCCTCAAGCATTTACCAATCATATGTCTGATGGCATAGATAAAGTGAGACATAAGATTATGAAAGAGAAAACAAGGATAAGAGTTAAAAGATGAAAAGAGTTCTAGACGAAAGACAAGAGAAGTTTGTGTCTCTGTACGTTTCCACAGGTAACGCAACACAATCCGCTGAACTTGCTGGATACTCCACACCTAAGCAAAAGGGATGGGACCTTAAGAAAAGGTTTGCCCCTGAGATTGAGGAGCGAACACGCAACAGGATTGACGGTAAGGTTGGAACCGTTATTGACATGACATATAGGCTAGCTATGGAAGCAGAGTCTGAGGCTGTTAGGTTGAACGCTTGCCGTGACCTGTTAGACCGAGCTGGCTACAAACCCGCAGATAAGCAAATCATTGATAGCGTCACTACAACTGTACATGAGCTATCCACTGAAGAACTAGAAGCAGAACTTGAGAAATTAATGGGCAAAGGCGAGACAGTTCAGTGAAAATAAAAAACCTTTACAGTGGCATCATGAAAGAGTTTGGTGCTGTAGAGGACCAAGTTATTGACTCTGAATATAACGCTACCTATAAAACATACAGGATTCCTGAGGGTGTTGAGCCTAGGCAAAGTGTAGGAAAGGGTGACGGCAAGATAAACCTAAAAGATTGGTTCGAGAAAGACCCTAATGGCGGATGGAAGATGATATCTTCAGGTGAGCAGGGAATTGACCCTCAGCAGTACGATAACCCCAGAACAAGCATCCTACCTAAAGCAGAGAAATGGAAGAGAGAGAACGATTGGGTTAAGGCTCACTTCTACCCTCAGAATGGTCCAGGAGGCAGGTCTCTCAGGAATATTAAAAATAATTCAGGCATTGGTGGAAAACTTGCGGACATGGAGAACGGCGCTAGGAATAGCGCAAAGGGGCTTATAGGCTCTCTTGATAACGCTCACGGTTTGCTTCCCGATATTAGCGGATCAATAGATGAGTCAGAGATTGGGGCTTATAGAGAATTTTACGACAGCATGAACGAAACATTTGGTGATGAGAAATCCTTATCAACACCACTTGATAATTTTAAAAGTCCTGAAGATTTAAAAGTTGCGAAGCATCCAATACCTAAAAACAAGAATCCAAAATTTGTAACTGGTAGAGATGGTAACCCATTGCCCGGTAACGAAAGAGGATTTAAGACATTACTGGAAGGCTACAACAACAGCAATCCTAAAGTTGGAATGCTTGATAATGACCCGCTAAGAGGGGAACTATCTGAAATAAAAGGCAAGCCTAAGACATTACTGCCAGGCGGTGGTGTAAGGAATATCAAGACTGGAGTTGGCTTAGGGGCTAAGAGCTTAGATGCAGCCCACACTGTTGGAAGGCTTGCGAGGACAGGTGTTGCCGGTCTTGCTTATAGCGCACCAGGGCTTCTTGTTGATATGGTAGACCCAGAAGCAAACCAAAGGGGTCGTGATATTGTTGGCTTGAGTGAGCATACATTTGGTGATGGAAGACAGGAGTATGCTCAGGGAACTCCAGAATGGAGGCTCGAAAACCTTGAGAGTGCTGGAAGATTTCTAGCAGATACATTCATTGATACACCGCTTAGTTTACTTGGATATGGTAGTGGATTACTATCAAAAAGAAAAGAAGCAATAGCAGGGAATAATAAAACAAATGCCAGAGGTAGAAAAAAGCGCTGATCTAACCAGAGCACTGGAGATTGCGCAAGAGTTAAATTCTAGAAAACTCTATAATAAAATAAACCAGTATGACCCTTACCCCTTCCAGCAATTATTTCATGACACTGGAAGAAAGAATAACCAACGGTTACTTATGTGTGCTAACCGTATTGGAAAGTCATACTCGGGTGCAATGGAAATGTCTTTCCATCTTACAGGGCTTTACCCTAAATGGTGGTCAGGCAAAAGGTATAAGACTAAAATAACAGCTTGGGTTGGTGGAATCTCTAATGAATCTACCAGAGACATTTGTCAGGCGGAGCTGTTAGGTCCTCCAGAAGACCCTGAAGCATGGGGTACTGGCGCAATACCTAAAGATTTAATTGTTAGTGCTGAGCGTAAACCAGGTGTACCCAACGCAAAGGCTATTGCTCTAATCAAGCATGTGAATGGACAGAACTCTACGGTACACTTTAAGTCGTATGAGTCTGGTGTAGAGAAGTGGATGGGTCGCTCTGTTGACTGTATATGGCTAGACGAGGAGCCAGATAGAACACTTTACTCTCAGGCGGTAACTAGAACGCTGGACAGGAAGGGAATGGTTTACATGACATTCACCCCAGAGAAGGGCATGACTGAGACTGTAAGCGCCTTTATGAACGACATAAAGAAAGGGCAGAGTCTTACACAGGCTACATGGGATGACGCATCAGCGGACAAGATAAAGACCATGAGTGGTAAGCCGGGTCATCTTGAGCCTGAAGTGATGGAGCAGATTTTATCTGCATACTCGCCTCACGAAAGGGAGATGCGCAAGTTTGGTAGACCAATGATTGGTTCAGGTTTGGTGTTTCCAATACCTGAGGAAAAGATAATTGTAGACCCTTTTTCAATACCAGACTATTGGCCTAGGATTGCTGCTATAGATTTTGGGTGGGATCATAACACTGCCGTTATTTACGGCGCAATGGATGTTGATGAGGAAATATTTTATATATATGATGAGTACGCTCAAAACAAAAGAAGCCCAGCAGAGCACTCTAAAGAAATTAAACGTAGGCCAAATTTTATTCCCATTGCGTACCCTCATGATGGGAACCGCCGCGATTCTATGGGTAATCCTGGCCTTGCCGATCAGTATCGCAATCATGGTTGCAATTTTCTGCTGGAGCATTTTACAAACCCTCCCTCTCTTGGTCAGAACAAAGGATCGAATAGTGTTGAAGAGGGTATACAGAAAATGCTTGTTGCTATGGAAGAGGGAAAGTTTAAGATTTTCAGCAACCTTGACAACTTGCTTTCGGAGTACAGGCAGTACCACAGAAAAGAAGGAAAGATTGTAGCGATGAGAGATGACTCAATGAGCGCAATGAGGTACTGCTATCAATCCAGAAGGTTTGGAGTTGCAGGTTCAGACGATACATGGAGTTTTGATTTTGACAAACCAATTCAGTACAAAGAGATGGGAATTATATGAAAACCAATGAAGCACCTAAAACAGAAGAAGAGTTAATCGCCAGAGTTGATGGTGAGATTACAGACGCTTTAGGCTATGGGGATACAATCTCTGAGCAGCGAAACAAGGCAATGGATTACTACTACGGATTACCTTTTGGTAATGAGGTAGAGGGTAGATCGCATTATGTTGATCGAACTGTTCAGGATACTATCGAGTGGATTAAACCAAGTCTTATGCGAATCTTTGCGTCTGGTGACGAGCTTGTGCAATTCGTACCCAAAAAGACTGAAGATGTTGCAATGGCTGAGCAAGCAACAGACTATGTTAACTATGTTGTTCGCCAGGACAATGATGGATGGTCCATGATGTACTCATGGTTTACTGACGCCTTAATACAAAAGAACGGTATTGTTAAGGTGTGGTGGAATGAATATGAAGAGGTTGAGCGAGAAGAGTACCGCAACCTTACAGATGTGGAGCTAGAAGCAATTCTTCAGGACCCTAATGTTGAGATAGCAGAGCATACAGATTACGAAGACGGAACTCATGATGTTGCGGTATTAAACACTAAGAAAGATGGAAGAATTGTTATTGATAATGTTCCTCCATCAGAGTTCCTAATCAACAGAGAAGCAAAGACAATAGAAGACGCAAGGTTTACTTGCCACAGAGTTCGAAAAACCCTCAGCGAGCTGAGAGAGATGTATCCTGATGTAGATTTAGATAACGAGGATATTAGTGGTGGCACAATTGAGAGTGGCGCATGGAGCGCTGGTAACCAAGCAAGACACGCCTATGATAATAGTGGGTACGAATTCCCATGGGGTGACACCTCGCATGAAGAGTCACTGGTTGAATACTGGTTGCACGAGTCATTCTTAAGAACAGACTGGGATGGCGATGGTATTGCTGAGCTTAGAAAAGTTTGCAGCGTTGGAGATAAGATACTATCTAACGAACCTGCTGACAGAGTTCCATTTATTAGTATTACCCCAGTTAAGATACCGCATAAATTCTTTGGTATGTCTATTGCTGATTTGGTTATGGACCTTCAGAGAATTAAGAGCACGCTAATGCGTAACCTTTTGGATAACGCTTATAACCAGAACTTTGGAAGATATGCAGTGTTGGAAGGTCAGGCAAATCTGGATGATTTACTGACGGCTAGACCGGGAGGCATCGTACGTGTTAAGTCACCTAATGCTGTCACCCCTCTGGCTACTCCAGCACTAGAGCCATATACTTTTCAAATGCTTGAATATATTGATAGCGTTCGAGAAGCAAGGGCTGGGGTCAGCAAGCATTCTCAAGGTATGAATGACAAGGCCCTGACAAGTCACACAACCGCAACAGCGGTTAACGCCGTCATGAACGCAGCACAAAGCAGGATTGAACTTGTTGCTAGACAGTTTGCTGAGACTGGCGTCAAAGAGTTAATGAAGTCTGTATATGAACTTCTTGTAAAGAACCAGGACAGAGAGCGAGTTATACGCTTGAGAAACGAGTGGATTCCTGTTGACCCGCGAGAGTGGGACTCATCTATGGATTCAATTGTTTCGGTTGCTTTAGGTAACGGTAACAAAGACCAGCAAGTTGCTCAATTGCAGCAGATACTTCAAATGGCTACAAACTATAAAAACCAAGGAGACCCGATGGTCTCTGGTGAGAACATCTACAATCTTTCAGCATCACTACTTAAGGCTATGGGTATGCAGAATGTTGATGATTATCTTACGCCTCCACAAATGCAGCAACCACCGCCGCCGCCAGAACCTGATCCTAAACTTCAGGCTGAGGTTCAGAAGTTACAGGCGGAGGCTCAGAGAGCCATGTCAGACACTCAGATGGATCAAGCGAAGTTCCAGCTTGATACTCAAGAGTTTGAGCATAAACGCAATCTGGACGCAGCAGAACTTGAGCTAAAACAAGCAGAACTCCAGGTGGAGTTAGAGCAAGATAGAGGGGTTAAAGTTGGATAACGAATCAAGAGAGATACACGCTAAAAGATTATTAGAAGACCCGTTGTTCATGGAAGCATTTGATGCAACCAAGGAACAACTTATAACTGAATGGAAACACACGGAACCATTCGACATGGAGAAAAGAGAATCACTGTACCAGTCTATTCATTTGATTGACAGAATCTTGACGCACATATCAAGCGTTCTAGAAACGGGGCAAATGTCCCAAATACAAAGTAAACACCCATTCATTTAGAGGAAATTTATTATGGAAAACAGACCAGTGGATAATTCTACGGAACCCACATTAGTCGAAGACAGTGGTGCTGGAAGCATCACAGAAGCAACTGAGTCTTTACTTGCAATGCTGGACGCTGAAGAAGCACCACCAGCAACGGAAGAAAAGGCGACCTTAGAAGAGGTTGGAGAGTCACAGCCGGAAACGGATGACGACACAATTGAAGAAGGCGGTGAGGATGAGTCCGATGAGGGCGAGTACGAGCCAGAGGATAATGCAGAGGTTGAGGGAGATGACTCCGATGTGTACGCCGTTAAAGTTGACGGTCAAGACGTTGAGGTTTCATTGAATGAACTTCTAGCGGGATACTCACGCCAGAGCGATTACACCCGTAAGACGCAAGAGCTGGCATCGGAACGAAAGAAGATCGAAGAGATTGCTGAGCAGTACCAAAACAATCTTAAAGAGAATCAATCGGCCCGAGAGCAATACATTCAAGCAACTGGGCAATTTATAGCGCAAGCAAATAGTCAGTTAGGAGAGTACGCTAAGATAGATTGGAAAGCACTCAAGGAAGTAGACCCTATAGCATATGTTACCAAAAGGGATGAGTTCAGAGAGCATCAAGCAAGAATTCAACATGCACAAAGATTGCAGCAACAAGCTGCGGTAGAAGGGCAAAAAGAACAAGCAAGATACCTAGAAGAACAAGTCTTAAGAGAGCATGAGCTTATGTCTGAAAAAGTTCCAGAGTGGGGAGATCAGGACAAGCGTGCTGAAATGGCTGGCAAAATACGAAGTTATTCTTTAAGTCAGGGTTATAGTGAGGAAGAGGTTGGTTCTTTAGTGGATCACCGCTCCTTGAATATTCTGCTAAAGGCAATGAAGTATGATGCTTTAGAGAACGGAGGAATCCGTGACAAGAAAGTGCGAAACAAACCCACGCTAGTTAAGTCGGGAACTTCTAGATCGAAAGATTCAGTTAACCGAAAGAAACGTAACGCTCAAATCAATAAACTAAAGCAAACTGGCAAGGCAGAAGATGCTGCTAGATTGCTGGAAGACCTTCTATAAGGAGAAATATAAATGGCAATTCCAACGAACACTAGAGAGACTTACGGTGCAGTGGGCATCCGCGAGGACCTCTCTAATATTATTTACAACATCAGTCCGGAAGACACTCCGTTCATGTCAGGCATTGGTAAGTCGTCTTGCGACAATACTTACTTTGAGTGGCAGATTGACGCACTTGATGGTGGTAAAGACAACTTTGCAATTGAAGGTGACGATGCAGAAGCCCTTGCGGTTACGGAACCAGAGCGTGTAGGAAACTATACGCAGATCAGTTCCAAAACTGTGCGGTCAAGTGGTACGGCTGAATCAGTAGACTTTGCAGGACGCAAATCTACGCAGGCTTACCAGATGGCTAAACGTGCGAAGGAGTTGAAGTTAGACATGGAGCATATGCTTCTTGCCGTGGCTACAGCCCCAACCCCGGGTTCTTCGGGTACAGCCCGTAAGACAGGTTCAGTCGGTGCATGGATTACGTCTAACGTAATTGCTGCTGCTGCTGCCCCTGATGAGGCTGACATTCGTGCGATGATGGAGCAGTGTTGGGAAGCAGGTGCTAAACCTACTGTCCTAATGTGTGACGGCGTTATCAA